CTGCCGGTACCGTGGACGCTGCCCTGACTGTAGCAGGAGGTACCCATGCAAAGATTATGAAAGGAGAAAAAACGATGGTAAAAGTATACGAACCTCTTTACACCGTGAAAGAGGTATCAAAAGTTTTGAAGGTAAACACTGACGCGGTGTATGAGCTTATTAATGCTGGAAAGCTTCCATGCCTGCAGCTTGGTTTGAAAAAGGTAAGGGGGACTGACTTGGAACGGTTCATTGAACAGTACCCTGCAATGCCGGTTAGTTCAAAGAAGGGCCCCCAGTGAAAAAGTACTTTGAAAACTTAGACGATTACACTGACGCCAGCCCATCGCGCCTGATGGAGCTTACAAAGCGGATTATGCCGGCGGTGATATTTACAAGTAGCTTATTCCTGATGCTTGCGATTTGTGGAGCGTTAGAGGTTATGTGAGAGGAGGTGAAAGTAAATGTGTGATTGTATGAAGAAGATGGAACAGCGATTTATTGATGAAATGGGCTTTCAAGAAGCGGAGGCTCCGGTGGAGCTGTTATCTGGCAGAGCGTACCTTTCTTTCAGGGTAAGTAGCAAAGACAAAACAAATACCAAGCAAATGTACGTGATGCTGTCGAAATGTCCGATATGTGGACAAGAGTACAAGAAAGCAGAAACCCCAGGAGCTGCAACTCCCAGGGAATCAAGGTAACACGTAAATCATTCACAACCCTATTATAAGGGATTCACAGGAGGAATGCAACAATGTCTATGAAAATCAATCAATTGGAGATTGAGAATGTAAAGCGAATTAAGGCGGTAAAGATTGAGCCATCAGCAAACGGCCTGACTATTATCGGGGGCCGTAACAACCAGGGAAAGACCTCTGTATTGGATTCCATTGCCTGGGTGCTTGGCGGGGACAAGTATCGCCCATCACAGGCCCAGCGCGACCAGTCTGTGATTCCGCCAAACCTGCGTATCACCATGAGCAACGGTCTGGTGGTTGAGCGGAAAGGCAAGAATAGTGCCCTGAAGGTAACGGATCCGAACGGAGAGAAGGGCGGACAGCAGCTCCTTAATGATTTTGTGGAGCAGTTTGCCTTGAACCTTCCCAAGTTCATGGAATCAACTTCAAAAGAGAAAGCGCAGATCCTACTTAAGATTATTGGGGTAGGGGACAAGCTCATTAATCTGGAACGGGAAGAGCAGGAGAAATATAATGAGCGGCTTACCATTGGACGTATTGCTGATCAGAAAGAAAAGTATGCCAAAGAGCAGCCGGCTTACAATGACGCTCCGGTGGAATTAGTATCTGCTTCCGATCTAATTAAGAAGCAACAAGATATTCTGGCGCAGAACGGCGAGAACCAGAGAAAGCGGGAGCGACTCCACCAGTTAGAACAAGAGGACCAGAGACTCATGGAACAGATCCAGGACTTGCTTAAAAAGCAGGAGGCCGTCCGGACTGATCTATCCATTGCCAGAATGGACGCCAAGGACTTAGAAGATAAGTCCACCGCAGAACTGGAGCAGAGTATTTCCGATATCGAGGAAATCAACCGTAAAGTGCGGGCTAACCTTGATAAAGAAAAGGCAGAGGACGACGCCAGGGAATACCGCAGACAGTATGACCAGTTGACTAAGCAGATTGACGAAACCAAGAAGGCTAAAAATGAACTTTTGAAAACAGCCGAGCTTCCCCTACCGGAACTGTCTATAAAAGATGGGGAGCTGATTTATAAAGGTCAGCAATGGGATAACATGTCTGGGTCTGATCGGCTTAAAGTATCCACCGCCATTGTCCGGAAGTTAAATCCGGAGTGTGGTTTCGTCCTCTTAGATAAGCTGGAGCAGATGGACCTTGAAGTATTAAAAGAGTTTGGAGAGTGGCTGCAAGCAGAGGGCCTACAGGCTATTGCTACCAGGGTAAGCACTGGGGAAGAATGTTCCATTATCATTGAAGATGGATATGTGGCGGGCCAGGAGCACCCACTCATGGAAGATAAAAAGACAGAATGGAAGGAAGGAGTATTTTAATGCAAATTGTTAGAGGAAAGTTACCAGGTGCAAAGAAAGTTGTTGTGTATGGCCCCGAAGGGATTGGGAAGTCAACTTTTGCCGCACGTTTTCCAGATCCGGTATTTATTGATACGGAAGGCAGCACCAAAGATATGGATGTTGCAAGGTTTCCAGAACCAAGTAGCTGGACCATGATCTTGAATCAGGTTTCAGACGTGATCAAGACGCCAAACGTCTGTAAGACTTTAATTGTTGATACGGCAGACTGGGCGGAAATGCTTTGCACTTCCAGTGTTTGCACCAAGAACCAAAAAAGCAGTATTGAAGATTTTGGTTATGGAAAAGGATATACATACATTCAGGAAGAGTTTGGGAAGCTATTAAATCTTCTTACCGATGTGGTAAAGGCTGGAGTCAATGTCGTTCTTACAGCTCATGCAAAAATGCGGAAGTTTGAGCAGCCGGATGAAATGGGAGCATATGACCGGTGGGAAATGAAACTGAGCAAAGGTGTGGCGCCTATGGTAAAGGAATGGGCTGATATGGTCCTGTTCTGCAATTATAAGACTATGGTCGTTAATGTCGACGGACAAGGCACTCAGAAAGGCAAGAATAAAGCCCAGGGCGGCAGGCGCGTCATGTACACGACCCATCATTCCTGCTGGGATGCTAAAAATCGGTATGGGCTACCTGATGAAGTTTCGTTTGATTACGAAGCGATTCGTCATATTATAGAAAGTTCCGAGACGGGAATTCCCGTTTCGGAAGAAAAGAAGACAACACCCCCACCAAAACAGCCAAGACAGGAAGAAACCGGGAGTACTGTCAGCAAGGTCAAAGAAGAGCCTCCAAAGGAAGAGAAAGCAGCTCCACCGGTGGATACAAAGTCAGAACCTATAACTCCGCCAGATGTAAATGTGGACGAACGCATCCCGAAAGCTCTTCGTGATTTGATGATACATAATCAGGTGGACGAGTGGGATATCCAGAATGTCGTTTCTGCAAAGGGATACTTCCCAGCAGATATGAAAGTTGCCGATTATCCCCAGGACTTTATTTCCGGGGTATTGGTAGGAGCTTGGGATCAGGTATATGCAATGATCAAAGAAATGAAAGAAACTGACAGCTTAGTATTTAATAAATAGGAGGAATGTAAAAATGGCAGATTATAAAGAGTTAGGCTGGGATGATGAAGTCGAAAGAGGAGAAGGGGGCGGGGATTTTGTCCTCCTTCCTCCTGGAGATTATGATTTTACAGTGGAATCGTTTGAACGGGCCAGACACCCAGGTGGAGAAAAGTCTCCAGAGTGCAATAAGGCCGTTTTAAAGCTAAGAATTGACAGCACAGAAGGAACCGCGCTGATTACAGAAAGCCTGCTTCTTTATGATAAGATGCAGTGGAAAATCGCAGAATTCTTCCTTTGCATTGGTGAAAAGGAAGTGGAAGGCAAGGTAAGAATGAACTGGCCAGCTGTTCCCGGTTCTAAAGGAAAGGCAACCATTGAAGTAGTTTCAGGAAGAGATGATCCGAGTAAAAAGTTCAATCATGTGAAGAAGTATCTTCCCTACGCACCAAAGAGCTTTACGGCCGGGACATTTTAACTATGGAGCTTAGACCATATCAGTCAGAGGCAAAGGCTGCAATCTTTGAAGAATGGGACAAGGGCGTCAGAAGGACGCTACTGGTCCTCCCTACGGGGTGTGGTAAAACAATCGTATTTGCAAAGGTCACGGAGGACTGTGTACGCAGGGGAAACCGTGTGTTAATTCTAGCCCACCGTGGGGAACTTTTAGAACAGGCTGCGGACAAGATTGGTAAGGCCACTGGTTTAGGGTGCGCTACAGAAAAGGCAGAGGAAACCTGCCTGGGGAGTTGGTTCCGGGTTGTGGTCGGATCTGTTCAGAGCCTTACAAGAGAAAAACGGTTAAAGCAGTTCCCGGTAGATTACTTTGACACCATTATCATTGATGAAGCACATCATTGTCTATCTGACAGTTATCAAAAAATCTTAGATTACTTTAAAGGGGCCAATATCCTGGGCGTGACAGCGACTCCAGACCGTGGAGATATGCGAAACTTGGGGGAATGCTTTGACAGTCTGGCTTACGAATACACACTTCCAAAGGCTATCAAAGCCGGTTATCTATCCCCAATCAAAGCCCTGACCCTTCCTCTTCAGCTTGACTTATCGGGTGTTGGTATGCAGTCGGGTGATTTTAAATCCGGAGATATTGCAACCGCACTGGATCCATACCTCTATCAGATTGCAGAGGAAATGGAGAAGTACTGCAAGGAACGTAAAACGGTTGTGTTTCTTCCTTTAGTAAAAACAAGCCAGAAGTTCCGAGATATCTTAAATGAAAAGGGATTTAAGGCCGCAGAGGTAAACGGGGACAGTAAGGACCGCGCAGAAGTCCTGGCAGCCTATGAACGGGGAGATTATAACGTCCTGTGCAATTCCATGCTACTTACAGAAGGGTGGGACTGCCCCAGCGTTGACTGTATTGTAGTGCTTCGCCCCACAAAGGTGCGCAGCCTTTACAGCCAGATGGTGGGGCGTGGTACACGGTTGTTTCCTGGTAAGGAGCACTTACTATTATTAGATTTTTTATGGCACACTGAACGTCATGAGCTATGCCATCCTGCAAGTCTAATCTGTCAGGATGAGGAAGTGGCCCGGAAAATGACTGAGAACATCGAAAAGGCTGGTTGTCCGGTTGATATAGAACTCGCAGAAAAACAAGCTGCAGAAGATGTTGTTGCTCAACGAGAGGAAGCGCTTGCAAAGAAACTGGAGGAAATGAAGAAGCGCAAGAAAAAGCTGGTGGATCCGCTACAGTTTGAAATGAGCATTCAGGCAGAGGATTTATCCGGATATGTTCCTTCTTTTGGGTGGGAAATGGCTCCGCCTTCTGATAGCCAGAAACGAGAGTTAGAAAAGCGTGGAATTATGCCTGATGAAATAGACAATGCAGGAAAGGCCAGTTTGATTTTAGATCGTTTGCATAGGCGGCAGGACGAAAACTTAAGCACACCAAAGCAGATTCGCTGTCTGGAAAAGTACGGATTCCAGCATGTGGGGACATGGAATTTTGATAATGCCAAGAACATGATTGACCGTATCGCGGCGGCAGGATGGCGTGGGGCCCCTGCAGGTGTAAATCCGCAGGAATACATACCGGAGTAAGGAGACTTGAAACATGGATAGTACATACGACCTCATGGAGGTCCTAAATCATATAGACCCATCAGAGCTTGAATATCAGGACTGGATTAATGTAGGAATGGCTCTGCATCATGAAGGGTATTCCGTTGATGTGTGGGACCGCTGGAGCATGAATGACCAGCGGTATCACACAGGGGAATGTGAAAAGAAATGGCGGGGCTTCCACGGGGCCGGTACTCCGGTGACAGGTGGAACCATTGTCCAGTATGCCAGGGATCAGGGCTGGACGCCCCCTTATGATCCTGGTACCGCCCTTGATTGGAACGATACTATTTCCGTTGAAGGCGTCGTAATTGATAAGAACTGGGTGGAAGGCCGAGAGGTATTTCCACCAAAAAAATGGGACCCAGCTAGAGAACTTATAAAATATTTGGAAACCCTTTTTGAAGCAGGGGAGAATGTTGGCTATGTAGTGAAGAGCTGGAAAAAGGATGAGAAGTATCTTCCAGTAGACAAAGGCGCCTATGGTCGCACAGCAGGTCAGTTGATTGAGCTTTTAACACAGTGCGATGGTGATATTGGCAGCGTGTTAGGTGATTATGATCCGGAAGGAGGTGCCTGGATCCGCTTCAATCCCATGGACGGAAAAGGGGCTAAAAATGAAAATGTCACTGATTTTAAATACGCCCTGGTGGAATCAGATTCTATGGAGATTGAGAAGCAGCACGCCATAATCCGGGAATTGGAATTGCCTGTTGCCTGTCTGGTACATAGCGGAGGGAAAAGTCTCCATGCCATCGTAAGGGTTGACGCCGTAGATTACACAGAGTATCGGAAGCGGGTAGATTACCTCTATGAGATTTGTAAAAAGAACGGCCTTGCCATAGATCAGCAAAACCGCAACCCTTCCAGACTCTCCAGAATGCCCGGCGTTATGCGAGGCGGTCAGAAACAGTTTATCGTTGATACTAATATAGGAAAAGAGAGCTGGACCGAGTGGAAAGAATGGATTGAATCTATCAATGATGATCTGCCGGATCCGGAAAGCCTGGAAGATGTATGGGAGAACCTTCCGGATCTGGCGCCCACGCTGATAGATGGGTTACTTAGACAGGGGCATAAGATGCTAATTGCTGGACCGTCTAAGGCAGGAAAGTCCTTCCTGCAAATAGAAATGTGTATTGCCATAGCAGAGGGTAAAAAGTGGCTTAACTGGGATTGTACGCAGGGGAAAATCATGTATGTAAACCTGGAGCTTGACCGGGCCAGTTGTCTCCATCGTTTTAAAGATGTATATCAGGCCCTTGGGTGGCAGCCTAAGAATCTGAAAAACATTGATATCTGGAACTTGCGAGGTAAGTCTAGGCCAATGGATAAGCTCGCTCCCATGCTAATCCGCAGGGCGGCAAAAAAGAATTACATAGCCATAGTAATTGACCCGATCTATAAGGTCATTACCGGTGACGAAAACAGTGCGGATCAGATGTCTAATTTCTGTAACCAGTTTGATAAAGTGTGTACGGAGCTTGGGGTGGCGGTGATTTACTGCCATCATCATAGCAAGGGAAGCCAGGGCGGGAAAAAGTCCATGGACCGGGCCAGTGGATCTGGAGTATTTGCCAGGGATCCGGATGCACTTATTGATTTAATAGAACTGGAAACAACCGAAGAGCTGATGAAGCAACAGGAGAATAAGGCAATATGTGACGCTTGCAAACAGTACCTTGATGCACACTTTAAATGGGAAGATGATCTGTCTCAAGATGATTTATGCAGTAGCTTTCAGATGATGAATTACTGTAAAGAGAAGTTGGACAAATGGCAGCTGATGGCCTTGGAGCGCAACATCGAAGCCGCCAAAGCCAAAGTTAAGGGAATGACAGCATGGCGTATTGAGGGGACCTTAAGAGAGTTTTCTAAGTTTGAACCGCAGAATCTCTGGTTTAACTATCCGGTTCATGAGTTAGATTATTCTGGTGTGTTAGGTGACATACAGCCTGATGCGGAAAAGGCGCCTTGGCAAAGGGGTAGTGCAAAGAACAAAAAGAACGCCAAAAGTCGAAAAACAGATAGGAAAGCAGCTCTGGAAGAAGCAATTGAGGGAAGCAATTTTGGAGAAAAACCGTCCGTAAATGATGTGGCGGAATACCTTGGAGTTTCGGAAAGGACCGTCCGAGACAGGGTAAAAGAGCATGGTGGATACACAATTGAAGATGGTCTTATTCAGAAAAGTGATGAAAAGCAAGATACGGGAAAGCCTGAATGACAAGGAATCCCCGTCAACGAGCATTCTACGGGGAACACTTAAAAACAGGCTTCCCCGTAAATAGGTGAAAGTGCGGGGAAGTCTTAAAATCAGGAATCCCCGGAGTGCGGGGAAGACACTATATATAAATATATATCTTTTTCCCCCGTTGCACGTGGTCATGGGGTAGGAAAGGACGGGTCTAAGTTGACACCCGTCCCCTCCCTTCCCCTTCCCATGACAGGGCGAATTTCAAAAGCAAGAATTATTTTATACGTTAAAGGAGTGAAGTAAATGGTGACTGAGTTTTTTATGGCTATGAAAAAGGTCCCCACCGTGACGCACCAGGAGAAGCAGGTTCATGTCGTAAATGGTAAGCCGGTTTTTTATGAACCGGACGAACTGAAAGTGGCCAGGGCGAAGTTACAGGCGCACATGGGGCAGTACGTACCAGAAGAGAAGTTCACTGGTCCGGTCCGGCTGACAACGTGGTGGTGCTTTCCTGTCACAGGTAAGCACAAGAACGGGGAATACAAAACCAGTAAGCCCGATACGGATAATCTGGTCAAGCTCCTTAAGGACGTTATGACAGAGCTGCGCTTCTGGAAGGATGATGCGCAGGTGGCCTCAGAAGTGATTGAGAAGTACTGGGCTGATCTTCCTGGAATCTATGTGAAGGTAGAAAGCCTATGAACATGTCGGATCAGGAAGTTCAGAAAGGCTTTGATGAAGTTTATAACAAGTTCTGGCTTAATTATCGCAACAAGCCAATCCCGAATGATTCCGAGGAATGGGAACGGGTGCATACCTGGGCAGTGGTCCTGATGAAGAAATATCCCTTCATGCAACAGGTTGTTGCTGAAATGATGGCAGAACTAGGCCAGAGAGTAAGGAGGCGTGAAGGTGGCGGGCAATAAAAAAAGCAATCCTCCACCACCTAAGATTTATATCTGTTATATCTGTGGTAAAGAAATACACGGAGATTGTGAGCACATAACAACTAGGAGGCGTACCGAGTTGCACATACATTTTGAGTGTGTGCCGGGAAAAGTGAATAACAAGGTTTAACTAAAAACTGAAAGGAGGCTGGAGCGGTGGCCACCGTGACAGGATATCCTGGCTCCTTTCAAAAAGATGGAAAAGAAAGAATTAACCACAGAAGAGTGGAAAGCGGAAAAGAAGAAAAAGAGGGCGCAGTTTACTGCAATGCAGAATCTCCCTTATGAGGTGAAAGTCAAGCGGGCAGAGCAGAGGGCTCATGAATTTATATCAGAGTTGGACGAAAGAGGGCTGAACGCACATGTAAGCGTTGGTGGTCTTGACAGTATAGTTTTATATTTATGGCTTAAGAGTATTGGAATTGATGTTCCTGCAGTGTCAGTATCTTCTTTGGAGGACGGTAGTATACGGCAAGTACATAAAGCCCTGGGAATCATAAGCATAGCACCTGGAAAAAGTAAGGTTGCTGTCTTGAATGAAGTTGGTTTCCCTGTTATCTCAAAAAAGATAGCAGGACGCATTGATACACTGCAGCACCCTACTGAGAGAAATAAAACTGTTCGTCATGCAATCATAACCGGGGAATGCGGAGCACAAGGGCATTATGCGAAGAACAGCCGCATGAAGCTGCCACAGAAATGGCTTAACAAGTTTGGTGGTTATGAAAATGAGAATGAGGGTGTAAATTACCAGATGCCAGATTTCCTTGTTTCAAACAAGTGTTGCCTGTTCATGAAGGAGCAGCCTTGTGACAAATGGGCCAAAGAACATAAAAGCCGTCCTTTCCTTGGATTAATGGCAAGCGAAGGAGGACAGAGAGAAGAAGCGCTTATAGATCATGGGTGTAACTACTTTGGAAAGACAGTGATCCGCAGCGCACCGTTCGCACCGTTCCTGCGAGAAGATATTCTAACATTGGCACTTGCCATGGATAAGTGGTACCGGGAACATCATGAAGTATTTGAAAAGGCATTTCATGAACAGCCTTACGGAAAGAATAAGGACGGAAGTTTAAAAGAATACGAACCGCTGGATACTATTATTCCTGAAATATATGAATCAATAGAGCAAGACGAAAACGGAGTGCTTTATACTACAGGAGCCCAACGTACCGGGTGCAGCATGTGTGGGTTTGGAATTCACATGGAGAAGCGTCCTCATAGATTTGATAAGCTGAGAGAACGGAATCCAAAGGAATGGGAGTTCTGGATGTACAGATGTTGCGTGGACAAAGAAACCGGTGAGAAATTCGGCTGGGGTAAGGTACTTAATTACATAGGAGTTGGTTGGGAAGATTACCCGGAAACTACCTGATAAAAGGGAGGAGCCGACAAGATCGGGGGAATCCTGCCGGCTGAGTATGAAAAAAAATTATATAAAAGGTTGTTTGCCTCTTTACAAGTATTAATATACCGGGAAATTGTGACGGGAGCTTGATTGATCTGTGAAGAGTTTGTGAAAGAAAGTAGTACATTGAGAACTTAATATTGATAGTTAGAAGATTCTCTTGTATTATTAAATAAAGGAATCGGAATTTGGTGGGAGGATATTATGGTAGGAAAATACAAGGTGGTAACTTTGTGTGGAAGCACGAAGTTTAAAGATGAGTTCCTGAAAGTGCAAAAACAATTAACTCTAGAAGGTAATATTATTATTTCAGTAGGGATGTTTGGACATGCTGATGGAGAGTTTGGAAGTGTCATTACTCCTGAAATTAAAGTAATGCTTGACGATATACATAAAAGAAAAATAGATATGTCTGATGAAATTTATGTGATAAATAAAAACGGATACATAGGTGAAAGCACAAAAGGTGAAATAGAATATGCTATAAAAACCGGAAAAGGGATTAACTATTTAGAATGTCATAACGCCTAATTTGTTTCGGAATTAATTTAAAACATAACCAAATTTTAATAATGAGAATATTCACTACTAACTATCAGTATTGAGCTGGTAGTTTTTTTGTACTCAGAATTAAATTGTTTAATCCAGAAAACTGATATTTATTCTAAAGAACACGTATCCTTCATAGAAAAACCAGGATACGTGCTAAACGGAATTACTTCATTTGTTTCCAGTATTTGTGAAGAAAAGCATATGTAATCAAACAATTGCCTAATCCCAAGATTAACTTTGGATCTAAAAAAACGACAAGGCCTATTACGACACGTACTACAGCTACGGCTAGAATTAGGTAAAATGCAATACGTTTTTTACTTAAAAGCAGCCAAACATATAATAAAACTGTCGCTGCGCAGATGGCAGCTACACTATATATTCCTACATATAAGTTGACTATAGTGCTTAAAGAGCTTCCTAAAATACTGATTATGCACCAAATTTTAATACCTAACCCAAATTTTAATTCGTTTTCGATTTCCATACTTTTTCTCTCTCTCCCTTTAAATATTATAATTCTTTACATTAGGATTATCGGAAGAAAAGATTGTGTCATAAGTAAATACGTTGTTTTTTCAAAGGAGGGTGACAAATTGAGCAGTAAAGAAAAACATGCAGACGCGATGGTTACAGAGAGAGCCAGGGCTGCGAAACAGGATTACATACTGAAAGGACCTAGGGCTGGTACCTTTAGTGCATTAAACCCAGCTTATGCTTATACAAGCCTTTGTCCGGATCCGAAGCGCAGGAAGCCCCCGGTGTGGAAGAAGGTGCAGAATGAAACTTGAAGATAAGCAGAAAGTCGTTGTCCAGGTTTATCCTGGTAGGCAATACGGACTTATGATCGGGAGCTATGAGGGATTGATTGGGCTCATGTTGGACGATGGTAATTACATAGATGTTCTCCTGGAGCGTGTGAGAATAGTATCGGTGGAGGTGGAAGATGGAGAAGACAATGTTTAGTAATATCCGCAAGAAATGTATGTATTGTGGAAAGGTATACCCTTCTGATTCCCCGAGAAAGAGTTGTTCCTGTAAGAATCAAGGGAGATTGTTTGCGGTTGGAGAGTATTACGATAAAAAGACATCAGGGAGGTGACAGTTTGGACAAAGAAATATTAGTCCAGTATTGCGAGATGAAGGAAGAGATAAAGGACATCCGGCGCCGCAAAGAAAAGCTGGAAAAGGAAATTAAGAATATAAGCATCGTTTCAGATTCCGTAAAAGGTACCAGAAGGGATGGAACATATGGGAGCATTAAGATAACCGGTTATCCTACTCCGGTATACTACCGTAAGAAGGCGGCTATTGAAAGACTGCAGAAGATGCTTGAAATCAAGGAAGCGGAACTACTGGAGCTTATGACGCAGGCTGAGGAATATATTGAGTCTGTCCCCAAAAGCGAAGTAAGAACCATGTTTCGGTTGTATTACATAGACGGGCTTCCTTGGTGGAAGGTAGCACAGGCCATGAATCGAATGTTTCCAAAGCGACGAGTTAGCTTTACGGAAGATAGTTGTAAAAAAAGAAATTTAAGATTCTTTGGAAATGTCTCCCAATGTCCCGATGAAAGATGGTAGTATGCTATCATGCAGAAGCCAGAAGGAATTCCTCCTGTAAGATGTGAACTGGCAAAACGTATCCTATTTGTGTCCTGTTAATGAATTCGTAGCTGGCTTACAATAATGTTATCCAGTAGAAATAGTTCTGGAAAAACAAACAGAGGAGGATTTATTTATGGCAGAATGTATGGATGAAAAGAAATGCTGTACTGTAATCAATAATCAGTATTATGGGTGTTGTGGAGGTAATGGTAATAGCGGCACAGGAGCTGAAAATGATTATTCTACTGAAGAGACTGTATGCGGCAAATGGATTGATGGTAAGCCGATTTATCGAAAGGTGATTACCGGGACACTTGCTAAAGATAGTGGCAATGCATATGTATTTGCTAATGTTTCTGAACTTAACATTGGACGGATGATTAAATTATATGGAAACATGATTGATAATGCAGATGTGATGCACATTACATTACAGACATCTTATAATATGACTACTGGATTGATTGCTGCACTAAATATGGCTTATAACAGTAAAACAGGTAATATTCTTTATAATTTGTTAAACAATGATGGATATTATTCTGGCTGTACTGTCTACGTTGTAATCGAATACACAAAGAAATAATACCCCTACGGGCTGCCAGGTGTAACAGCTTGGCGGCTGATTAAAGCCGACGTTCTTATGTTTTCTTCATGGCTTTTCAAATCGGATAGAAAGCAGGGTATAGAAGTCAGAGTGTTGAGCCCAAAATGCAACACTGGGGAGAGGAACACATTTCGATGGCAGAGGCCTTGCAGCGTAGCGGCAGGTAGTTTTTTCGGTTCGAATCCGGGTGTTCCGATTATTATTCAATAATTCTCCTTTTTTAAACACCTGTCTTGGTATAGCCTTGATGGGTGTTTTCTTTTTGGAATAAATAGTGTATGATAGGAGAATACAAAAGATAGAGGTAGGGGGAATAATGAGCGAATTGAAAATTGGGGATAAGGTATTACAAGAAGGCTTTATGAAGCTTGACGCTGATCCGCAAAATTTTATATCAACCATGCAGAATAAGGCTTTTGATACGTTGTATCGCCCTGATGTAAAAGCTATTGAAAATACTGAATTTAAGCAAGCTCAACAGGCACAAATAAGAACAGCTGAAAATACAGAGAAAATGATAACACAACAGGAAACTATAATTAGCAACCAAAATGAATATATTAAAACAATAAGAGAGCAGCATGTACATACGATGCAGGTTTTGGAAAACATCTTTGCATCTTCAGAAGATAATGTCGGAGTTCAAAAAGAAATAATGCGCATAATGCAGGAGAATGATATTAACGAAGGGTTAATTAAGGACAAAGGAATGGATATGTTTATACAAGGATTATTTATGTGTATAAGCATTTATCTATCTAGTAAAGGCGTTAAATTTTAAAAGTGAAATAAAAGAGACGGTCAACCCCGTCTCTTTTTATACAAAAAATAGCCAGATTGGAAGGTGAGACTGATGGCATTAACCGCCAAACAGAAAATATTTGCAGATGAATACCTGATTGATCTTAATGCTACCAGAGCTTACAAGGTGGCTTATCCCAAGGTGAAGAAAGATGAAACTGCTAAATCAGCGGCAAGTAGGATGTTAACCAATGTTAACGTTGCGTCTTATGTTGAAAAGCGCATGAAAGACAGAGAAAAGCGTACTGAGATTACTCAGGACATGGTTTTAAAAGAGCTTGCAAAGATTGGCTTTGCGGATGTCACTGATTTTGTGACGATTGAAAATAAAGGAATTTTCAGGGTGGTTGAGGTAAAACCCACAGATGAAATGCCAAGAGATAAGATAGGCGCCATTGCTGGGATTAAGGAAGGCGCAAACGGCATCGAAATCAAGCTGAACGATAAAGGGAAAGCCCTGGAGCTTATCGGGCGGCACCTGGGTATGTTCAAGGACAAAGTGGAGTTATCTGGAGAGGTTAAAAAAACCAATCCTTACGAGGGATTGACCACGGAAGAGTTAAAGAAGCTGATACATGATGGATAAAGAAATAATAATAAGAGGTGCACAGATAGAACTTGCCAGAAGGGAGTTCTTTTTTTATTGTAATCTGAAAGCTCCGGATTTTTACAAGGAAGACCGCCAATATCTGCTAGATCTTTGCAATGGTTTTCAGGATTTTATAGAGTCAGATGATGAAGTCCTGATTGTGAACGAGCCTCCTCGCCACGGTAAGAGTCGTACTGCAGGTCTTTTGGTAGAGTGGGTACTTGGGAAAGATCAATCACAGAAGATCATGACCGGTTCCTACAATGAGACCCTTTCCACTATGTTTTCGAAAAACGTCCGTAACGATATTCAGGAGGTTAAAGCTGATGAGAGTAAAGTCGTTTTCTCCGATGTATTCCCAGGGGTACAAATAAAGCAAGGCGATGGAGCAATGAACCTCTGGAGTCTGGAGGGCGGGTATAACAATTACCTAGCCACCTCACCAACCGGTACAGCAACTGGCTTCGGTGCTTCCCTGCTCATCATTGATGATCTTATCAAAAATGCAGAGGAAGCCAACAACGAATTAATAAAAGAAAAGCACTGGTCATGGTTTACGGATACCATGCTCTCCCGTTTGGAAGAATGTGGAAAGATTATTATTATCATGACCCGGTGGGCGAGTGATGATCTTGCAGGACGCGCATTGCAGCACTTTAAAGAAGCTGGTGCAAAGGTCCGTCACATATGCATGAAAGCATTGATAAACCCAGAAACCCATGAAATGCTTTGCCCAGAGGTATTATCTTACAAATCCTATCAGGGTAAGATAAAAGCCATGGGGGCAGATATTGCTTCTGCCAACTATCAACAGGAGCCGATTGACCTTAAAGGAAAGCTATATACTGCGTTCAAGACGTATAGCGGAGCGCTTCCACAGTTTAAGGAGATCAGGAACTACACAGATACAGCAGATACCGGGGACGATTACCTTTGCAGCATAAATTATGGTGTCACATTTGCTAATGAAGCTTATATTCTTGATGTGCTGTACACCAAGGCCCCAATGGAAGACACTGAACCTGCGACCGCAAAAATGCTATATAACGGTCAGGTGAATGTAGCAAGGATTGAATCAAATAACGGTGGCCGTGGTTTTGCAAGGAATGTCAAAAGGATATTAGAACAGGAATTTGGAAGCAACTTTACCACAATAAAATGGTTCACACAGTCAAGCAACAAAGACGCGCGAATCTATTCCAATTCCTCCTGGGTAATGCAACATATTTACTATCCAGAGGATTGGAAAAACAGGTGGCCGGAATATTACAATGCAATGAACAAGTATCAGCGAGAGGGTAAGAACAAACACGATGACGGTCCAGACGCAACTACCGGAATTGCTGAGAACTGCGCAAAGGGTAGAGGGATTAAGGTATTAAAGTGAGGTGAAACACATGGATATTGAGACAATAAAGAGATTGGTTAAAAAATATCAGTCCGGGCACACAGAGTTCATAGCAAGGGCGGAAAAGGCCAGGAATTACTACAAAAACAAGACCGATATACTGATAGGGGAACCGAAGAAGAAAGAAGGGCAGGAAGAGCGCCCATTAAGGAATGCTGATAACCGGATACCTTTTAACTTCCATGGCCTCCTGGTTAATCAGAAAGCTTCATACATGTTTGCCGCACCTCCGTTATTTGATTTAGGTAATAAAGATGCCAACAAGAGGTTAACGAGCTTCCTTGGTGATAAATACGCAAAAGTATGCAAAGACCTCTGTATTGAGGCCTCTAATTGTTCTGTGGGCTGGACGCATCTGTGGAAAGACGACAAAGGCGGATTTAAGTATGCAGTTGTTCCAGCAGAGCAAATTATACCGGTATGGAATAAAAGCCTGGAAAAGGAACTTGATGGGGTTCTGAGGACCTACCAAGAAGTGGATGAAGATACAGGGGACACATACATAGTGTACGAATATTGGAACGATACCGAGTGCAATGCATATCGGGTTAAATCCTGTGATGATATAAACCTTATCTCACCGTACCAGATGTTTATTGCCGATCCACAAACAGGAGAGGAAACCGAAACATATAGCCACGGCATAGGCGAAATTCCTTTCTTCCCATTTTTTAACAACAACATAGATACAGACGATCTGGTAAATATTAAGCCTCTAATTGATTCCTATTGCAAGGTATTCAGTGGATTTGTTAATGATCTGGAGGATATCCAGGAGGTTATTTTCGTGCTTACCAACTATGGAGGGGCTGACCTTGGGGAGTTCCTTAGTGATCTTAAAAACTATAAAGCGATCCAGGTTGAGAGTGGCGGTACAGATGATAAATCAGGGGTGTCCACTCTTACCATAGAGCTGCCAGTTGAAGCCAGAGAAAAGTTGCTTGCCACTACACGAAAATGTATCTTTGAACAGGGACAAGGAATAGATCCTGACCCGCAGAATTTTGGTAATAGCTCAGGGGTGGCCCTTAACTTCCTGTATTCCCTGCTAGAATTAAAGGCGGGGCTACAAGAAACAGAGTTCAAGCTTGCTTTTGGCCGTTTTATCCGTTGTGTGTGTCGCCAGCTGAATATTAACATTAAGGATGGCACCATTATTCAGACATGGACCCGAACCAGTGTTAAGAATGATGTGGAATTAGCAGATATTGCAGACAAGAGCATGGGGGTTATTTCACGCGCGACAATCGTGGCGCATCACCCGTGGGTGGAAGATTCAGAGACCGAGATGGAAGCCATAAAGGAAGAAGATGGAGAACAGGAGGAGCGCGAAAAGACGGTTACCGATATGTTAACCGAGAATGGGGCCCCAGGATTAGAGAACGAAGATGGTAAGGGGGATGAAGCCTAATGTCTTACTGGGAAGATAGACAGACCAGCCGTTACATGGGCGGAGAAAAGCTTATTAACCAATATTACCGTGATCTTGAAAAAGCATTCATTCAGGCCAAAAAGGAGATACAGCAGACCATAGATATGTTTTATCTGCGGTATGCAGACGAAAACGGTGTAACTTATGCCAAGGCTCGTAAGCTGCTGTCAAAGGCTGAAATCGGGGATTTGAAAGATTTCATTAACAAGGCTAAGGCTAATATGGGTAAGTTTAACCTTGAAATAGAGAATATGTCCATTAAGTCCCGAATCACCCGGTATGAGGCGTTAGAAAAGCAGATAGAAACTATCCTGCAAAGTCTGTATGCCGTGGATTATGAGCATAACGGGTCCTTGACATTGGGGCAAGTGTATAAAGATTCTTACTACAAAACATGGTACAACATTGATGTACGCACCGGGTTTCACAAAGAATTTGCACAGATATCCCCCTCACTGATTGATACGTACATTAATTATCCGTTTGATGGTGCCAACTTCTCCACGCGGCTCTGGAAACAGAAAACATACCTACAGCAGCAAATAACCGAAGCCATGACCACCATGATGATACAAGGCAAACACCCCAGCACATTAAGTAAAGGTTTTGCGAAGAAATTCCAGACAAAGCAGTGGGAGGCATACCGCTTATTGCATACCGAGGCCAGTTTTATGATGTCGCAAGCCACGCATGACGTGTATAAAGAGGACGGTGTAGAAAAGTATGAGTACATTGCCACTCTTGACAGTCGCACATGTAAGATATGCGGGCCGTTGGACGGAAAAGTGTTTGAAACCAAAGATGCAGTTACGGGCGTAAATGTGGCACCTATGCACAGTCTGTGTCGTTGCACAGATGCACCGAAGTATGAAGATACGCCAACGGGTGGCATGACGCGGATTGCAAGGGATCAGGACGGTAATAACATCAAGGTTCCTGCCAGTATGACGTTTACAGACTGGAAGAAAGAATACATGGAGACTCAAACGAAAGAATAATTAGGAGGAAATAGAAATGAGAGAATTATCAACGATTCAGAAAAGAGAAAAGTTAAACAGAGTTTTTGCAGTAGACAGTGCGGGACCAGGCGGTGCACAGCACGAATACTTAATTGTATCTGACTCTGGACTTGCGGAACCGAAGGAACAGAAAATCACATTGCAGAAAGGTCCACGTAAAGAAGAAAGTTCACAACACGGTGTTATTGATACCGATTTGCTTGAAATTGTGCGTGATAGATTAAAGAGCTTCCAGGCCGGACCGTTCTCTTCCAGAGAAAATGCATGTGCTCTCACGCATATCGAAGAGGCTCTTATGTGGTTGAATCGTAGAGTTGAGGACAGAATTGAAAGAGAAGTTTTAGGGACTAATCAGAAATAGGAGGTGATCCGAATATCTCCCTTTGGGTGGCAGGGTGAAGCCTCCTATTGAACAATATAGTTAAAAAGCACGCAGGTAATCCTGGGTGTTATTTTTATGCTCCGGGACGAGGGTAAACTACCATCTACCCTGCCATGGGTATAACTGGCTGAATCCCAATACCCGGAGAGCGGGAATAAAAATCTATGGAGGAAATGACAGTGGATTGGATAAAAACAATTTTAGAAAATGCAGTAATTACAGATGGGAAGTTGGACATCGAAGCTACCATGAAAGCCGTAAACACAGAGTTCCCAAAACATGCAGTACCCAAGCAGGACTACAATGATAAGGTTAAGGAACTCGGTACGGCCAATGATACCATCATCGGACTGAAAAAGGATAACGAGGATAATACGGAGCTTCAGACAAAAATCAAAGACTATGAAACGGAGATCAATAACCTGAAAGCTGCTGCCGCAAATACTCAAAGAGAATATATCTTAAAAGATAAGCTTAAGGAATGTGGCGCTACAGATGTGGATTACATTATCTATAAACAGGGAGGACTAGACAAGTTTACCTTTGATAAGGACGGGAATCCGGTCGGTGTTGATGATGTATTAAAGCCTATGAAAGAAGCTTCGCCTCACCTATTCAGGGTTGATAATGGCGGAGGCTATAGGCCTGCCGGTGGAGGAAATCCATCGGGGAAAAACCCATTTGCGAAAGAAAGTTTTAACCTCACAGAGCAGGGAAAGCTTCTTCGTGACGACCCAACAAGGGCAAGAGAGCTGGCTGCAACTGCTGGCGTAACTATTTAATGTATAAAAGAAAGGAACAGGTGACTAAATGTCAGCTACAAAATTATCAGATGTTATTATTCCAGAGCTTTACACACCGTATGTAGTGAATCGTACTATGGAGTTATCCGCCCTCTTCCAGAGCGGTATTATTACCAACAATGCAGAGTTTGACCGTTTAGCGAGTGAAGCGGCTCCAATTCACAATATGCCATTCTTCGAGGATCTAACCGGAGATTCTGAGGATATTATCGAAGACGCAGATCTGGTGGCTAAGAAAATCGCTTCCAATCAGGATGTATCTACAACCATTCGTAAAGCGAACCTGTGGGCGGCAACGGATCTTTCGGCAGCACTCGCCGGTAGCGACCCTATGGCTGCAATTGGAAACCTGGAGGCCGGATATTGGGTGAGAGAATACCAGAAGATTTTAATACAGGTATTATCGGGTGCTTTTGGCAGTTATACCAATACAGAGAGCGAAACGGTGACTCCTCTAAAAGATCATATTCTTGATATTGCTTCTATGGGAACAGCAGCGGCGCAGAAAATTAGTGCAAGTGCATTTATTGATGCCGTGCAGTTATTGGGAGATGCTCAGGGGCAGCTTACTGCTGTTAGTATGCACAGTGCAACAAAGACATATCTTAAAAAGCTCAATCTTATTTCCACTGAGAGAGATTCTAACGATGTTGAATTCGAGGTATACCAGGGGCGTAGAGTTATTGTAGATGACGGCTGCCCGGTAAGTGGCGATGTATTCACTACATACTTATTCGGCCAGGGTGCGATTGCATTCGGAAACGGTTCGCCGGTAGGATTTGTTCCGACAGAGGTTGATCGGGAGAAAAGAAAAGGTTCCGGCGTGGATTACCTTATCAGCCGTAAAGCTTTTATCATGCACCCGAGAGGTATTAAGTGGACTAACCTAGACCGCCAACATGTGGAGACGCCTACGAAAGCTGAGCTGATGAATGCGATTAACTATGAGCGCGTTTACGAGTCTAAACAGATTCGTATTGTTGCTCTTAAACACAAAATTGGATAAGGAGGCAATATGACAGAATCGGAGATGCTCACAGCAGTAAAAAACAATCTGAAAATTGAGGACGATACGCAGGACTTGACCATCTCCGATGTCATCCTGCTCGTCTGCGAATACTGCAATATCAATACTGAGATGATTCCGGATGCGCTGGAGAGAATTATTCGTAAGAAGGTAAAGGGAATCATGGATTATGAGGCTGTAAGCGGTGATGGCTTTGCCCAGGACATTGCAAGCATTAAAGAGGGCGATGGAACCATTACATACGTCACCAGCGGAGCCAATAGCAAAGAAGGTATATATGGGTTGTCTGACAGCGATAAGACAGCCCTACGGCTTTATAGGAGGCTGAGAGGATATGTATAATCCATATGAGCGTATGTATGATGCAAAAATGGATGTATATCGGTACATTTCTGGCGAGGACGATGATGGTTTCGAGACGAACCAGGAGTCCAAGGTTATTGAAAATGCCAAGTGCCGGTACAGCATTTCATCTCAGGCCACAGCGGATAATGGAGTTCCGGTTATGATTAGTACAGCACAGCTTTTCTGCGGAATTGAACATGATATGAAGGCCGGGGATAAAGTGGTTGTTGCTCTGCGCAAGGGCGAACCGGTCACTGTTAAGCTGGGGGAATGCCACCCGTACCGGTATCAATGGCAATGCAAAATTGAAAAGGACGATAAGGCATGAGCAGCAGCAATTACCGCAGAAATAAAGCAGCGATTGACCAGTACCGCAAGTTGCTTATGGCAGAGCTTGGGGAGATTGGAGAACTTGACAAGAAGATACTAAATCAAGCGGTGAATGAGGGCGTAGCAGACATTAAGAAAAACACCCCGGTTGATACCGGCAGCATGAGAAAAGCGTGGCGGTCTGCTCCGGCAGTAAAGGGGCGTGATGGGGTTAAGAAAGCAATAGTAAATACTATGGATTATTCCTCTTACGTCAACGATGGTCACCGATTGGTAAACAAGCTGAGAGAGACCACCGGCTTTGTCCCAGGGCAACATATGCTTGAAAAAGGTGTGAACTACGTCAATAAGCGTCTGATTGCCTTGTTTAAAACAGAGATAGAAAGGATTGGCAAGAAGTATGATAAATGATGTCTATAAGGGGATATCGGCTGAATGTAAAGCTGTCAATCCTGCTGCCAAAGTTTACAGGGATAACATACCACAGAACTTTAAGACCCCGGCCTTTTATGCAGAGCTACTTGAATTTTCTCCCACGAGGTCCATAAACGGTAAGCAGCGGATATCCTCACAATTTGATTTGCAGTACTTCCCTAATGGGGAGCCCACAGAATATAGGAGTAAATGCGTACAGATGCAAGAAGAACTTTCCAGACGCTTTCATGTGCTGGAGGGTTCTTTTTATGTGAAAGACCGGTCCTTTAAAGTGACCGATGATGTTTTACATTTCCTTTTCACCGTTGAGTATACAGAGGCGTATATAGCCGACGAAACACCAATGGCAGAACTGGAAACTGACACAAATTTAAAGGAGGATTGACATGGCAGGAACATGGACATCACAGAATAAAATATTGCCCGGTGCGTACATCAATGTTGTTACAAATGTCCCGTTATCCATTACGCCGGGCGATCGAGGGACGGTTGTGATCTTGCAGGAATTGAGCGCAGGAACAGATGGAGCCATTTACACGATTACCGCGACGGAGCAAGCATACCCTGACGGAGCCACAGCAGCAGATAAAAAGCTGGTAAATTTGGCGCTACAGAATGCAAAGACGGTAAAATTGTATAAGCTAAAAGCCAGCCACACCGATGAAGATTTGACAGTTGCACTTGATGCTCTGAGGACGGAAAACTTTAATGTACTTGTGTATCCCTATGATGCAGAAAGAGAAACTGAAAAGACTGCTATTACAACATGGGTAACGGCAATGAGGGACGATGAAGGGGTATGGTGCCAGGCGGTACTTGCTAACAAGGCAGCTGACAATGAGGCTATTGTAAATGTGGTCCAGGGAGTTTCCCTTTCAGGGACAACAAGCCTAACGGCGGCAGACATGACAGCGTGGGTAGGCGGAGCAACAGCAGGCGCAAGCATCGTAACCTCGAATACCGGAAAAAAGGTTTTAGACGCTATTGACGTTTCCCCAAGATTAACTCGATCCGAAATGGAAGCAGCTGTCACCGCTGGGAAATTCATTTTTAAAGTGGACAGCGCGCAGAACGTAACCGTTGTTACGGATATTAACACGCTAACCACAGTGTCAGCCGCAAAAGGTGAAATGTTTAAGAAAAACCGGGTTATCCGCACGGTTGATGGGATCAGGAGTGATATTACAGCAATTTTTGAATCGACGTACAGCGGAAAAACAAACAACAATGATGCTGGCCGGTTACTGTTAAAATCTGCCTTGATTGATTACTTTACTACACTGCTTAATATGGGTGCTATCCAGGACTTTTCCAGTGATGATGTGGAGGTAACCAGAGGCACGGCCATTGATGCTGTACTGGTCGAGGCAAATATCCAGCCCGTAGACAGCATGGAGAAGTTTTACATAACAGTTAATTTGTCATAAGGAGGTAAATCATGGGTAATTACACAAAAATGGCGGACCTTGTTACAGGGTGCGAAGGTACTGCCTATATTACCATGGACGGTCAAAACAGATATTTCTTTGAGATGTCCAAAATAGATGCAAGCGTTGAATTTACGGTAATCGCAAAGAAGCTCATGGGGCATCGCATGAAGCAGCATAAAGTTGTTGGTGTTGAGGGCAAGGGTACAGTGACGCTTTATAATATCAGCCCTGCTGCTCTTGCAATCTACCAGGAATATATTAAAACCGGTAATGTACCACAGGTAAGCATACAGGTAACAAATGATGATCCATCTTCTACAATAGGCAGGCGTACCGTGGTAATGAGAAACTGCATCTTTGCAAAGTTACCCGTAACCTATGTTGAGGACGGCAGCGAGGACTTAAACACCATAGATACAGACTTTACGTTTGACGATGTAGATGATTTAGAGAGTTATGTATTACCAGAAAATATGAGGTAAGAGGGGGCGCACGCTCTCTCTTTTATTTATGAGAGGAGAAAGTAACATGAGTAGCTTAAATGCATTTTTAAACCCAATCAAAGTAGAAAACAAAGAGGTTATTGTATCTGCAAGATTCCAGGAAAATGGCAAAGCAGTTCCGTTTGTTATCAGACCCATTACCCAGGAAGAAAACGAGGAGATCATGCGCAAATATCGAAGAAAGGATAAGAAAAACAATGCGGAGTCATTCGATCAGATCGGGTATAGTCATGAGCTTACGGCAACTGCGGTTGTTTCCCCTGACTTGAACGACGCAAACTTACAGAAAGGATACGGAGTCCTTGGAGCAGCAAAGCTGTTAAAGAAAATGCTCCTGATTGGTGAGTTCGCCACACTGGCAGAAGAGGTGAGGAGCTTATCTGGCCTCGAGGAAGATGTAAACGATGATATTGAAGAAGCAAAAAACTAATAAAGCAGGGCGACGCCGAAATGAATCTGGCTCACTTCGCTCTGCAAAAGCTCCATATATTACCCAGCACGCTTCTCTCCATGAGTAGTAAAGAGCGTGCTTTTATTTATGCAAGCATAAAATTGCGCGTTGACGAAGAAAAGAAAATGGCCACTAGTATTAAGAAGTAGGAGGTGGTGTATGGCTACATTAAAAGCAATGTTTAAGCTTTATGATGATTATAGCGTAACAGTTGAAAAAATAGTATCCGGTACTGAAAAAGCATCTAAAAGCGTATTATCTGCCAGTAAAAATACAGATAAATATAATGACAGTTTAAAAAATACCGGATCATCCGCCTCTGTTGCAAGTAGCGGTTTAGCAAAACTTATAAGTGTCGCAGCTGCGCTTGCAGCAACAAAGCAAACAATGGATTTGACGGACACTTACACTAATACTGCGGCACGACTGAAAATGGTAAACGATGGCACCCAGACTCAGGTTGAACTACAAAACAAGATTTTCGCAGCAGCTAACCGTGCCAGAGGTTCTTATACCGACATGGCTTCGGCTGTGGCTAAAATGAACTTACTGGCCGGGGATAACTTTGGTAGCAATGATGAGGCTATAGGATTTACGGAATTACTGCAAAAGTCATTAAAGGTATCCGGTGCTGGTAAATCCGAACAAGATTCTGCCTTCCTCCAGCTGTCCCAGGCAATGGCCGCTGGTAAGCTCCAAGGGGATGAGTTTAGATCTGTCATGGAGAATGCGCCGATGGTAGCTAATGCAATCGCCAAATACATGGGAAAATCCAAAGGAGAATTAAAAGAGCTGTCATCAAAAGGAGTTATTACAGCGGATATTATCAAAGGGGCCTTGTTTGCCGCTGCGGACGATATTAATGACAAATTTGCCACAATGCCAATGACTTTTTCTGATGTATGGAACAAAATTAAGAATGCAGCAAACCAGGCATTCGGCGGAGTATTCACAAAGCTTAACCAGTTGTTAAATTCAGATGCTGGTCAGAAAGCGATAAATAATTTTATAGGTGCCATTTATCTTGCGGGAATAGTAACAGAAAAATTTATTGATTTTGTAGTAACTGCATGGCCTATTGTCTCCCCCCTTATTCTGGCAGCAGCAGGGGCGGTAGGAGCCTATGCGATTGCAATGGCAGTAGCAAATATACAGACATTAATCGGAGCGGCGAGATTTGGGGCTCAGGCCATAGGTGTGGGTCTGTTTGCAGTGGCGATGTGGTTAAGCACTGACGCAACATGGGCCGAAGTAACAGCGCAATTAGGTCTAAACACCGCCTTGTATGCCTGCCCTATTGTTTGGATAATTGGGATAATACTGGTGCTTATAGGTGTCTTTTATGCAGCTGTTGCAGCAACGAATCATTTTGCTGGAACTTCCGTAAGCGCAACAGGCATTATTGCTGGTGTTTTTGGCGTGATGATAGCCTGGGTTGTAAATAAGCTTATCTTTATGTGGAACACCTTTGCAATCATAGCCAACGCCATCGGAAACGCATTTAACGACCCTGTAGCTGCGGTAAAGATAGCGTTTTATGATATGGCTGTTAATGTGCTTGGGTATATGCAATCCATTGCAAAAGGTATTGAGGATATGCTCAATGCCATCCCTGGGGTTGAGGTGAGTGTAACCGCTGGCATGGATAATTTGATAAGCGGCTTAAAAAGCAAGTCACAAACTTTAAAAGATGAATCGGGCTGGAAAGAATATGTCCACTCCATGGAGTATGTAGACCTGTCAGGCGCGTTTAAAAAAGGTTACAGTGTTGGAACTGGATTAGAAGATAAGTTAGGCGGATTGTTTAAGGGATTTATACCTCCTGGTGGTGATGGCTCGGGACAGTTTGCTACCGCCGGCAACCCGGCCACTGTAAAAGGCACGGGTAAAGGTGGCGCAGTAAAAGTGGAGAACGAAGAAGATATAGAGTGGTTGCGCAAACTCGCCGAAAGGGATTTCGTCGCCAGGATTGCACAAAATACTTTAGCGCCGAATATCAAAGTTGAGTTTACAGGACCAATTACGAAAGAAGCAGATGTAGACGGGGTTGCGTCACATATCGGAAATATTCTCAAGGATCAGATATCAATGGCACCGGAAGGGGTGTATTAAATGTCATATACTATTTATTTTAAGTACGGCAGCAAAAGATACAAACTCCCGGTAAACCCGGAAGAAATAAAACGCTCCAGAGAAATGCAGATCGAAACATATCAAGTACTTGGGACCGGTCAGGTATCAATTCCATCACGCTGTGAACTTGAAACATTTAGTTTTGAAGCCGAATTTCCGAGCCAAGAGTACAGCTACGTTGAAACAGCGGGACAATTCAAAGACGCTGATTATTACGAAAAGATGTTTCGAAAGGCTCAGAAGAACATGACGCCAATTCGATTTATAGCCTCAAATGAAATCACTGACGATATAAGCTATAAGGTTCTAGTTAAAAGCGTAGAGGCCATAGAAAAGGCAGGAGAGGAAGGGGATAAGTACCTTTCCATAACGCTTCTTGAGTATAAAGCTCCTGGCAAAAGGTACATAGCGGTTCCCACGCCAACTGTTACTGTGGCACAGCCTGAAGTTCCAATGAGTCAAACCAGTCCAGCCGTGACTGAAAATAAAACATATACCGTAGTTAAAGGGGATACTTTAAGTGGAATTGCGAAAAAGTTTTATGGTAATGGTTCTCAGTATAAGAAAATTGCTGCTGCTAATCCGTCAATAAAAAATCCAAACCTGATATACCCGGGGCAAGTATTAAACATACCAATATAGGAGGCTACGCATGGAATTGTTAGTACGGTCACAAGACATCATTTATGACATATCAAACCTATGCACGGAAATATCATGGGCAGATGCATTAAATGAAGGGGCCAGCACGCTCGACGTATCGTATATAAGCGATGGCCTTGTGGTGCAAACCGGAGATGCTATACGCTTGACAGACAATAACCAAATAGATGGGATTTTCTTTGGGACTATTTTTAAAGTTTCTGGAGATGAGAGTGGGATAATAAAAGTCAAAGCTTACGACCAACTGCGCTATGCAAAGGCCAAGGAAATCATCGTGCTTGAGAATGGTACCCTTAAAAATTTGGTTCAAAACATGTGCACATTTCTTACGCTCAAGCAAGGAACAATGCAAGAACCCGGCTACATACTTCCCACGATTGCTGATATGGACAAAACGTGGCTCGATCAGGTAAACAGAGCAATATACGATACTTACTATGGAATGGAAAGCCACGATTTGTTTTGCTTAAGAGATGAATACGGTGTTGTATGCCTCTGGAATATGCGAAATCTACAATTGCCTTTGGTACTTGGGGATAACAGTTTGTGTACAGGGTATAACTGGGAAAAATCCATAGACGAAGAGTTTTATAATCGGATAAAGGTCGGCTGGAAAAATGAATCAAGCGGTCACTTTGATGTTGGCGCAGCCGTCGACCAAGAGTCAGTTAACAAATACGGATTATTGCAGTACTTTGAAACATCCGCATCAGGGATTGACAATGCGGAAAAGGCACAAAAGAGAGCGAATGAATTATTAAAGCTCTACAATCATGAGAAAGAGACTTTAAAATTGGAATGTTTGGGGGATTTAAGGATAAGAGCTGGAAACAGTTTCTATGGGAGCATATCCGATATAAGCCTTAACAAGCGTCTTATTGTCAAAAAGGTGACTCATGATTTTTTACCTGTTCACAAAATGTCAGTGGAGGTGATGCTTGGTGAGTAGCAATAATACAGCAAATGAATTGTTTAATGTAATAAAGGCTATAGTAGATAATTATGTGAGCAACAGACAGGTGTCAGCTACCATTACCGGGGTGTATAACGGATCTTCTGTTATGATAAACAACAGGCTTCCGGTTCCCATGAGCATGATATCTGGTAATATGAAAAGCAGACTTTCTCCGGGTGATAAAGTGGTGCTCCTAAGAAATGATGGCGGGCGAGAGTATTACATTTTGGAGATAACCGGTAAGCCATATTTTATAAATAATGGAGAATGATTATGGCAGAATTAACGACTGATTTAGTCTTAAGGGAGCAAACCTTTGAAAGCAAGACATATAAAATGTCAAACGAGAAGATTGAGGGCTTTGTAGACGATCTGGAGGCCCTTAAACAAGCCATATATAAGATACTTGGCACCGAACAATATGAGTATGTGATATACAGTTTTGACTATGGTATTGCATGGAAAGAATTGATCGGGCAGGAAAGGACTTACGTCCGCGCAGAAATGAAGCGAATGATTCAGGAGGCATTGTTACTGGACAATCGGGTCAGCGATGTGGACGGCTTTGATTTTGAATTTACAGGAGATAAATGTAATTGCACTTTCAGTGTAACAAGTATATATGGAAATTTTGAAATTGGAACGGAGGTGCCTGTGTGAGCCAAAGCTATGAAGATATACTACAAGGTATGCTTAATAAAGTGCCAAGCAATGTAGATAAGAGAGAGGGGAGCGTAATCTATGATGCACTGGCTCCCTGTGCTTTCTTCTTGGCGAATCAGTATTTTGCACTTGAAAACTATTTAGACTTAGTGTTTGCAGATACAGCGGTCGGAGAATATCTCGATCGCTTGATTGCAGATAATGGAATGGCCAGGAAGCCGGCCACGTTTGCAGTAAGAGCAGTTAGTACCAACATAGCGGTTTCTATTGATACGTTGTGGGGGATAAATGGCTTAGTTTATAAAATAACTGAGAAAACCGCAGACAATCAGTACAAAGCACAATGCACAACTCCTGGAATAATAGGGAACCAATATTCTGGAGCTCTTACCCCCATTTCCAACATAACTAATGTGACCGCAACTCTTGGCAATGTAATAACTCCGGGTGCAGACCAGGAGACGGATGACGCATTAAGAGAGCGGTTTTATAAAAAGGTGCAAATGCCTGCGACATCAGGAAATGCATATCAGTATAGCCAGTGGGCTCTTGAAGTGCCGGGCGTTGGTGGCGCCAAAGTATTCCCACTTGATAACGGACCCGGTACGGTATCCATTATAGTAGTTGATGGTAATAAGGAAATTAGCGAGGCCCTTCCTGGCATTGTGGCGGAACATATTGAAGCGGTCCGCCCGATTGGCGCCACGGTTACAGTGGCAAACCCAACCGGAAAAGTAATTGACGTATCAGCACTTGTGAAGCTTGACGGCAGTAAAACAATGGAAAATGTTACTGAGGCCTTTGAGATTGCACTAAAATCTCTCTTGTCAGCCACTGTTTTTACAGCCTACAGTGTGAGTTACGCAAAAATAGGCAGCCTATTGTTAGATGTTCCGGGGGTGGAAGATTACTCCGGACTCATTGTAAACGGAGGTAGCGGCAACATAACAATAGGCAGCAAGGAAGTACCCATAAAAGGCTCAGTTGTATTGACGGAGGCGGTGTAGTATGGATTTAATGACATTATTACCACCCTATTACGAACAGAATGAGACAATGAAGAAGCTGCAGGAAGTCCTGTCTGCGGAATCGGATAAGCTTGATGCACAGTTAAGCTCTGTTGTTGCTGAATGCTTTGTAAATACAGCCAGTTCAATGTTGTCAAGGTATGAACGGATTTACGGGATTGAAATAGATATTGCTAAGTCTAAAACCTTTCGAAGAGAAAGAATAAAGGCTAAGATTGCAGGAGTGGGAACCACTACGAAACAAATGATAAAAAATGTCTCTGCAAGTTACTCAAATGGTGAAGTTGAGGTAATTGAGGATAATGAGAATAGTAAATTTACTATTAAGTTTGTTGGAACATTGGGAATCCCTGAAAACATGGCTGACCTTAAGCTTACCATTGAGGAGATTAAACCAGCTCACCTTGATGTAACTTACGAGTATGTCTACAACACATGGGGAAATTTAAAACAGATTACATGGGGGCAATCATCAGCCTTTACATGGGATCAGATAAGGACGGTGAGAATATAAATGCAGACTACGCCAAATTTAGGGCTTAAAAAGCCAGAAAGTAACGAATATGTAAATGTGACAGATATTAATGATAACTCAGATTTGATTGACACGGCGGTGGCCGAAAGGGTTGAGTCTTCCGGTGGAGATATCTCAGAAACCCTCATAGAAACCCTTGAACCCATTGATACAAAATACCCGGTCCCGGCAGCAGGAGAAACGACAAAGGTTTTCATGGGTAAGGTTAAGAAGTACATAGAGGATACAAAGCCACTTGATGCAGATATGTTTGTATATGTGTCTACTATGGGCAGTGATACCACTGGGGACGGCACATCAAGCAAACCATATAAAACAATTACTTATGCACTTAGCCAGGTGCCAAAAGATTTAGGCGGTTATACTGCAACGGTAAACGTTGCAGATGGAACATACAACGAATTAGTTAAAATTGCAAGATACGTAAACGGTGTTTTATCCATCACTGGAAATACTACGGACCCTACTCAAGTTGTTATATCTAGCAGTACTCAAAGTTTAACAGTTATTGATAATACTTGCAGAGTTATCTTAAAAGGATTTAAAACATCCGGAAACATAAATGAGGGCTGTTGTATTAACACACAGCGAAACAAAGAAATACTAGTTGAATTTTGTTATATTGAATCATTAGACAACAAGCAAGATGGCATTGTTTGGGGCGGTGGTGCCATATCAGTTAATAAAACAGGATTTTTCAACTGCGCTGCATGTATAGCTTCCCAAACAAACCCGAGTAGTACATGCACAGTTGCAAATGTAGGAGATTGCTATGGAACAAATAACCTGCGTGTGTCTTATATTGCCCGAGGAGTTCTACAGTATAAAAATGATATAGCACCTCATGCACTTTACCCTGATATATGCATAGACGGTGGTGTAGTAGTAAGTACGTCTGGGGCAAAGATAGGCACACTTTCGTATGATGTGACCATATATGTTGCAACAACAGGATCTGATAGCACTGGTGAGGGTACAAGTACAAAACCTTTTAGAAGCATACAGAAAGCGATTGATGTATTACCTAAAGACTTAGGCGGTCATATAGCAACTATAAACATCGCAGATGGGACATATGAAGGTGTACAAATACAGGGTTTTTATTCGGGATTTTTGAAATTATTAGGTAGTGAAAAAAGTATTGATAATCTTTCGTGCAATATAAATGGTGGATTTGGTATTATATTCTGCAATTGTGTAGTTTCTGTTAAATATATGAACTTTGTAACAACTCAATCTGCAAGTTTAAGCGTTACTCATGTATCTGATTTTCAGGCCTCCTATGTAACTAGTGTTATTAAGGCTGATCACCCAGGAGTAAATATGTCAGGTGTACCAACCTTTATGATTGATCAGTCGAGATTTTCAAATAGAAATATTGGAATTATAGCGCACGATTCACAGGGGTGGATAGCTGCGACTTCTGGATCTGGTAATCGCATAGGAGTTGTATCTGAATATGGAAGTACAATTAAACTCATTGGCAATGGAATATTTCCAGATGGAACTACTATGCAATTTGCATCCAATATAGGCGGTGTTTTCTTTCAGCCAAACGGCACACAAATATCCAGTTTAATTACATCTGGATTATCTTGTACTTGGGGTACCATTAAAAATGGAGGCTATGTTAGACATGGTAATTATGTCGGCACAGCAATGGTTACAGTTCAGATACAGGTAACAACTAATATGGTGTTGTCGGCAGGAGTTACTTATTATATATACGGTTTTCCAAAACCGCAATTTTCTATTGCCGCATCCTGTTCACACCCAGGAAGAGTATCTGATTTATATATAACTCCGGATGGAGTTATAGCACTAACGTTTGACACAAACATCGGCTCTGGAATGTGGTTTGAATTTTCCGCTACTTACTTAACCAATTCATAAAGGAGAAAATAGTATGAAAAATGAATCAATCAAGGTAGGAAACACTACCTATAAAATTGCAAACGGAAGTTGTAGCCTAAATGATTTAAGCGGTTATACCGCCAAGGTTGCAATCATCATCGGATCAAACAAAATTGAGGACATACATAAAAATCTATCAGAAAATACATCAGTCATCAAGTATGATGCAGATGGGGTGGAGCAATGGACACAGGGCAATCTTGTATTTACAGGTCAACCAATCTTTAACCCCTCTTTCCCGATTGGTATTGAACAAATACAGAGTGAAGATGAAGCGGGCAACCCAAAATACATAAACAAGGAAGTCATGGACGCCGTCCTGATTGCCGAGTACAGGACTCCATGTCTGGAAGATGTAGTAAAGTCTCAGGCGCAGGAAATTAAAGGATTAAATGCACAGGTTGCCTATTTACAAATGCTGTCAGGCATAGAAACGGAGGTAGGTCATGAGTAAGAATTTTGAAAAAGTAAAAAGTTTTTTCGAAGCCAGACTATGGCCCTTAAGCTGGGTAATTAATGCGGTAGACAAATGGATCACAGCGGACGAGTTCCGGGAGATAACCGGGAAAGAATATGATAAGAAGGGTGAGGAATAATAATATGAAAAATGCATTGTGCACAACTGCGGGGGTAGTAGGTAGCTTTATAGCATCGTTGTTCGGAGGCTGGGATACCGGTATTGCAACTTTGCTCCTTTTTATGGGTATTGACTTTTTCTCTGGCCTGGCAGTCGCCGGGATTTTTAAGAAAAGTACTAAGACGGAAACAGGAGCCCTGGAGTCAAGAGCCGGTTGGAAGGGGCTTTGCAGAAAGAGCATGACTCTACTCTTTGTCCTGATTGCTTACCGCATGGATCTGGCCATTGGGACCAATTACATAAGGGATGCTGTGATTATTGGTTTCATGGCAAATGAACTGATTTCCATTGTAGAAAATGCTGGGCTTATGGGCCTGCCGCTTCCTGGAGTTCTGACAAAAGCCATAGATGTACTGAAAAAGAAAGCTGTAACTGAATAATATGTTGCGACCGTCGCAACTCTGGGCCTGGGATTTCCTGGGTCCTTTTCTTTTGGAGGAAAATAACATGAGTAACGTTGTGAAAGATTTAATTGAAAAAGCAAAGTCATGGACCGGATACCTGGAAAAAAAGGATAATAACAATCTGGATCATTATACAGCTAATGCTGGAAACAATAATTTTACCTGTTTTGCCAGAGATTATAAAATACATACAGGGCAAAATCTCCAAGGACAGCCATGGTGCGCTATGTACGTGTCGGAGGTATTTGTGCAAATGTTTGGACTGGAGGCTGCCAAAAAGCTTCTGGCTGGAGATCTGTACCACTATTGTCCTACCGGTGTAAATCAGTTTAAAGGGGCTGGGCGTTGGTATTCTAAGCCAGAGCCGGGAGACGTTATCTTTTTTACTAATGGTACAAGGGCATATCATACCGGGATTGTCATTGAGATCACGAGCACCAGGGTAAAAACTATAGAAGGCAATACCTCCGGGGCTAGTGGTGTCATAGAAAATGGTGGTGGTGTCTGTCAAAAGTCCTATGCCTTGTCTTATGAGAAGATTATGGGGTATGGTAGACCAGATTGGAGTATTGTTCTGACAGAGGAAAAGAAATCCGGCTGGATACAGGTTACAGACGGTTGGATGTACTTTAACGGAGACACCGGTCTACCGGTCCGTAATGACTGGGTAAAGGATCAGGGGAAGTGGTACTGGTTTGATGGTGCCGGCATGATGGTCACAAATACCTGGTATCATTACAATGTTGTATGGTATTACCTTGGACCGGACGGCGCTATGTGCCAGTCGCAGCTTGTAGAAAACTCTGGTTTGATATATGCTGTGGATAGCGACGGTAAGATGATAACAGAACCGGTGACTTTGAAGCCTGATCAGAATGGTGCACTGCAGTGGCCAGGGCTGGCGAATCAGTAAATGAGAAAAGGCAGGTATCCGAGCCTGCCTTTAAATTGCTTTATAATATGCCTTCACGGATATTTAAAGCTTTTGAATATAGTATTGAGTATTAATAACAAACCACATTTGAATATCAAATCTCATAATAGTCCAAAGAGATAAACCCTGAAGATCATATTCTTCTACCAACTTAGCTCGTGCGTCAAAACTTCTCGCATCATTAAACCATACCAAGTGAAAAATCCCATCAATATCCATATAATAGATAAAAGGTGATTGTGCAGCTTCACTAAATTGTATTGGAATATTATTTTCCGCTGCAATTTGTATCGCAGTATTGTTTGCTATAGCAGTAGCCCCTGTAGCCCCTGGCACGTAGGGGAGGGTCCAGTCATAACCGAGTGTGGTTATTCCTAGAAAAAAAAATTCAGATGGAACATTTTTGACTACATGGTCTAATAACTCTCGCAAAGCATTAACAGGGACGATTGAACTTGGGTAACTATAAGACCTAGCCCAATCATAAGAAGCAAATAATATTCCATCTACATATCCAGAAAACTGCGAATAATCTAACTTTTCAAAACTGACAATAGGTCCTTGAATATTCATAACTGGTGTTGTGGTAATTAATACTCTGTAGCCTTCTGAATGAAATATCGCAGAAACTTTTTTTACGTATTCTAAAATGCTATTTATGTTGTTTGCAGTGATATCTTCGATATACATATTTATTCCATAGTAACTTTTTGCTTTCATTATTTGAAGGATATTGTCAATAAGACGGTCTTGTACAGTAGAGTTATTTAGAATATTATTTGTTATTTCACGAATAATTACTCCTTGTTCTGTAATCGTAGAAACAAACATCATTGGAGCAACGCCATAAGTTTTTGCTAACTGAATCACTTCATCGTCGTCAGCGATTGTGATAATTTCGCCTTCACTTGTGGCTCTATAATTAAAAATAGTCAGATATGTTAAAAAGGGAAGCGTTTTTATTAAAACAGATTTATCTATATAAGAAAAGGTATAACCACTAGTGGCAATTGTTCTTGATTTATTTGTTTGATAATTTATGACAATGGTTTCACCAACAAACAGGAACTCACTATCAGAAAGATAGGGATTATTTCTTAATAAATCCATTGGTGAAACGCTATACTGCTGTGCTATATTCTCCAATGTATCGCCGACTTGAACGGTGTGGAGAGTTTCTGGTTGAACAATCACAATGGTTTGGCCTATTGCTAAATTATCAGGGTCTGTAATTCCGTTTTCCAATATTAATCTGTCAACAGGGATATTGTAATATTCTGAAATTGAATGAATAGTTTCACCAGATTGTACAACATGAATGACCATAATTCCTCCCCAATATCTTATTAATTCTATTATATATGATATGATGCGTAATATTATACTATATATATTTGTTTTATTCAAACCAATTACATACTAGAAAATAGGCAGGTAATCGTATCCGGACCTGATTAATGTTGTCTACCTCACGTCAACGCCAAGCAAATTTTTTAATCCAACTTCACATGCAATATAATGCAGTGTAATTTTTACAATCCTCACAAATCCTTTATTTTACAAGGCTTTTAGGGGTAATGAAGTTCAAGCAAATGCCTATAAGAATAGTGCGACACTATAAATGGGAATCATGGAATATTTAAATGCAAGATAAACAATAC